CGTTAGGTGTGCCGAAGTCATTAATGTCTCTCTCGAAAGGGTTTCCGTATTTACCACAATAAGCCCTTGCACATTTCTGTAATTGTGGTTCGTAGACGTCTTTAGGGATGCCCTCTTCTTGTAACAGGTATCTTATCTGAGAAATAGTCATCTCTTTACCCACAAAGGCATGTTCTGAGTCACGAAAGTCGTTGTAGTCTGAATACTGGATGCCAAACATCTCTGGGTCTACATATTCGGTCTTTACGGTGTTATCTTCTCTGTCGTAGTAGTCGTGGCAACAAGCAAAAGATAGGTCTATAATATCCTTCGTCATATCTTTCTTTATCTCTTTCCATCGAGAGACAAACAGCGTCCATCTTATTAATTGTTCCATAAACATGGCGTGTTCGGCTTTGAACCCACCTCTGTCTCTGAAAAGTTTAAGTTCGTCAATGGTTTCTGGCATGAAGTCTGGTTCCTGTGTCTCAACACCCATATTACTATTGAATGTACGTAGAAACTCCATGTTTTCTTTCATTGCCCATAGTTCGAGCATCTTATTTTCTACTTCTGCGCCTGAGTTGGCGTCAATAGGATTAGCTTTTATATCATACTCAGCTGATTCAAATTTACCGAGAAGGGTTGCTATCACCTTTGGCGCCGGACTGATTACTTTCCACAGCACATTGAAATATCCTTCACGTTTATTTTCTTTCTGATCGACAAAACCACCTTTTCCGTCTACGTCAGACACACGTTCCGCAACAGGGCTATCATGCTTGGTATCGGAAGCGAAGTAATTGGTATACGTCGATTCTGACTGCTTTCCGTTGGAATAATCCCGAAGTATTTGGTATCTACCTTGTTCTGAATAAGATATCCCCCCGCACGAACGAACATGAATTGAGAACATGCCTACCGCATTGTCAAGGTAGTACTGCTTGTCTTTGCGTCCATTGGTTCTTACAATATCGGACTCTTGGGTTACATAGGTTTCAACAACGGACTTATCGAATGGCATGTCTTTATATTTGATTCTACAAAGATAGTCATTAGCTTAAAAATTTGCAAGATTATTTAGAACGATTCCAAATTAGCATTCAGAATAGCTTTTTGTTTATTTGTTATTTATCTTTGTGGTATGGAAAAATTGTGGAAAGTTGACTATAATTTCATCGACCAAGACCACTTCGACTGGTTCGAGGTCGGGGTAAACTGTGTAAGTCTTACCGAACTATCTCCCGACTGTATTCGTGCGGTCTGTGAGAAAACAACTAAGGTAGAGAACATAAAAGAAGGTAGCGTAGTCAGAGAACAGATCACAGAGACTACGGAATCACATGAAATCACAAACATAAACCACAAATATTTCAGAAAGACAGTAATTATATGATAAAACTTACCAAAGAAGAACTTTTATCTCTGCGACCTCAAAACAACATGGTTATTATTAAATCATTGGAGGACAGGTCAAAATATCAACTCACAAAAGACATCGAACTAAAACTTGATATTGATTTCACTAAAGACGCATTCCGATATATCGGGGTTATCAATCAAGTCGTTGCAGTACCAGACAAGATAATCTTCGGCACTAAACCACATGACAGGGACTCACGCATACAATTCAGCGAATGGGAGACCACAGTAGAGTTAGAGGTTGGCGACACCGTAGTATGCAATTATTTCGACTTACAGCCATCGGTGGTAAGTGGTAACTTCATCGTCTGCGAGGGATGCACCTATTATTATATTCGTTATTCTGACATTTACTGCAAGATAAAAAATTTCTCCGGAAACGTCAATGACATACGCAATGCCGTCTCAATGAATATTCCTGACTATCTTATCCCTATCAACGGATATATCTTAGCTGAGCCAATATTCAAAAAAGAAGGTATCGGAGCTTACATGGTAGACAAGGAGACTGACCACGCTCTCGTTAAATACGTGGGTAAAAAGAACACCAAGTACATGGAACGCTATAACCAAAACGGTGATTACATGTATGAACCTATGGATATGGACGTTCAGGTTTCGGACATTATACATTTTAAAAAGTACGCAGCACATGCTATGGATAACGGACTAGCTAAATATTTTGGTTCACTTATTCCGATATTGGGTAGGGATGTTACCTATCACGAAAGAGAGGGGATGATATATGGCTAAAAAGAAAAAAGAAGCAGAAGAAGAACCCGAATGCGGTTATATTGACCCCGATATTCTTTACAGATATATTGGATTGATGTACGACTTCAACGCTGAATCGAAGAAGAAATACCCTGACTACTATGATCGGAAAAGAGAAATGGCCATTCAGGCTGGGTTTGGATTCGGCGAGGCTTTCGATGAGGATGTCGAACGAATGCTACTTGGAAAAAATGATGAAGTGAACCAACAGATAGTCGATTATGTCATTTCTTTTGGCTCCCCCGACCTTGTGAGCTATGTGGCTTATCAGGAAATGTTCATAAAACAGTCTAAACAATCTATGTCGGAGACAGACGAAAAGAAAATCAAGACTGTTTACGAGAACATGGATAACCTCTCACAGAAAATTAAACGACTGGAAATTGAGATTTTCGGTGGAGAAGATAGGTCGTTACGTGAAGCACTTTACTCGTCAAAGATAACAAAACTAAGATTACGCCCAGAATATGTCGCAAAAATGATAAATGATAAGAAACTTGATTTACCAGATGTATATTATGGAAAATAACATTGAATTGAAAAGCATTATCGAAGTGAAAAATTATTGGGCTGTATGTAACGGTTTTTTTAACTGGGAAGAATTTATCGAACCTTTCAGAAAGAACGGTAACGACATTCCCGAAGCTATTGTTGATGAACTACTAGAAATAGCTGTGAAATGATTGTAGTTGACGAATACAACGTATGGGATAAGCAAGGTGCTACATGTCATTTAAACGTGCGTGCTATACGTTATTTCGATGGATGTGACTTAGATCAGATAAAAGAATATCTATTAGTAGAAGGAATGGCTAAGCTAAAATCACAGGATAAAGAGGTAGACATAGACAGCATGGTCGTGCTATTGGCTTTCACGCAGAAATGACGTATCTTTGTACCGACCAATTATTCACGGTATGAATTATAACTATGAAGATTGCGAGCGGTTCGTAATTATCAACGATGATAAAGATTTGACACCAAATGGAATGGGAGTCAAAATAGATATATTAGACCTGATACAGCGTACCTATAAGAGTTTTGGCAAAGAACCACCTACCTGTTTTCCAGACCATAGTAAAATGTACTATTATGGCATGCCACCGGAAGAACAGATATTCGTTCGTGAAACGATACCACCCAGACTTATCTCGCTAGAGAAGCATTTAAGATCAAAAGAGAAGGCGATCAAAAAACGTGAACAAACATCAATAAAAATAGAACTCAACATAATAAATAGCTTCTGGGAGGAACTTGAAAACCACGCTGACGATTATGTGGAGGAAATAAAATGGATTGAGAAGTGTTGGTATCATAGATGCTTCGGAGCATGGTATTTAATAAACGGAAAACCTATTTATTTCTCACCGAGTTATTGGTTTTACATCAACTTCTCTTTTATTCCAAAGGCACGTATGCTTGAGTATCGCGATAGGGATAGAAGATTTGGAATTGCATACAATTGGGCTATACTCGAAACAAGGACTTTCGCTAAATTAGACAAGGATGGAATAGCCATACCTGAGCCAGACGGAACCTACGAAATGATTGACCTAGGGCGTAGGGTTTTTTATGGCATAACATCGGTTAAACCCCGTCGTGTGGGGGACACCAGCAAGGCAGCGGCATTTTGCCTGGAACTTGCCACCAGATCAATTGAGAATCACTTTGGTCTACAAGCTGAATCTGAAAACAGCAGCGAGAAGGTATTTATCGAACACATCATGTTTCAGTTTAAGAAATATCCTGTATTCTTTAAACCGCTATTCAGGGCTATCGACCCGAAAGAGAAATTAGAGTTCTTCAGCGATGATCCAGAAACGACACTATCAAGTTGGATAGACTTCGCCACGTCCGCAAAGGACGTACATTATGATGGATCTGGTTTAACTTATTACATCGGCGACGAAGTTGGAAAACTAGAATCACAAGACATAGTACAGAGAACACAGACGGTAAAATTAGCACTATCTGAAAGAGAACATATAGATGGTATCATGCTTTACGCCAGTACTGTAGAGCAAATGGACAGAGAATCAGGTATTAAGTTCTTGAAACTATGCAAGCAATCCAAATTCCACCAACGGACAGGTAGTGGTCAGACTATATCTGGGTTACTAACCGTGAATTTCAGAGCGCAAGACTGTTTTCCTGATTTTATGGATCAGTATGGATATCCAATTGCGGAAAAACCTACACCAGTTCAACAGGAATATCTAAAATCAAAGGGTATGAACCCCAAAATAGGCGCAGACGAATACCTTCAAAGCCTACTTGTCGGAGCCGATGAAGATAAGCGATCACAGCTAAAACGTCAGAACCCAAGATGCTTCCGGGATGCCTTTACCCCCCCCGCTTCATCGAATATATTTCCTAACGAGAGAATTGAGAGCAGGATCACTGAATTACGTTTTGGTAAGTCCATGACACGTA